TTGTGATAGTGGATTGGTAGCTAATAGCTACAGAAAGGGGAGGCGTTAATCTCTCCCCTATTTGTAACGATCAGGATGCAACTAATACCATTTCATTAGCCATATGCTGGGCTTGGCACCATAGCTCAACAGTGGCCCATACCATATCAACCTTGAGAGTAGTAATAGTTGCGCCATCATTCTTTATAAAATCCTTCATTGACATTTCACAGTCGTTGAGGTAATCGTAGATCTCCTCTTCATACTGATCGAAGAACTCAGTGACTTCGTGATTCCAGATAAAGCCGCCAACGCCACCTTGGCAGCCATGGTTGGCTACATCTTGAATCTCGGTGGCATCTGTGAAGCGATTGGTTAGGGCAGTGTGAAGGGTAGGCATCGAGTGCTCCGTTTGTGTGTCGGGGTCGTTTGTCCCCGTTGCAAGCAACCTAGAACCTGTCAGGCCCCAGACCGGGAAACCAACTACATTTCTTAACATTTGATTGAGAGGCCACAGGTGATATGAAAAAAAGAAACGCGCGTATGCGTGTACGCGCATAGATACCACATAACCTGCCCATCCTGCCTGGATCTGTCACATATCGTCACAATGTCCACGTCCAGAGCTTGCGTACCTGTGTCTTCAGCAGTAACTCGACCCAGTGGTGACCTGGGTTGTGGGGCTGGACAAGGGTGGCTGGACACGGTTTGGACAAGGGTAGGGGTGGGTACTAGTAAATTCGTACCAGGGGTACCCCTATGGGGGTTGGCTGCCGGCCACGCACAGGCGTAAGGGGTTTATAAATTTATTTCAAAATTTAAGGTGACCTCTGTAAGCCCCAGCAAGGCCGGTTAAACCCGCAAAGGCTGTCCATACACCTAAGACGGCTTAGAAGGCCCTTCCCGGTCCACCCAGGGGGCAGTCAGCCTCATCTCATCAAAGAAGTCACTTCCGGTTTCCGAATACACAGGCGGAGGAATGACAACCTCAGGAGGGTCAATCTCCTCATACTCAGCAATGGCAGCATCTACCGTCCTAGTCACCCGCTGCTGGATGAACTTTTCTTCAACCCACACCAGGAACCCAAGCAACAGAAAGGAGAACCACGGCGGCATTCCCTTCTTTAGTACCCGATAAAGCACCTTGAATTCATTAAGGAGTAGTTTCTGTTCCGTCAAAGGACTTCCCATAGGTTAGGCATTTCTTTGTTAAGGTTTTGATAGATCTCATTAGCAATCATTCGATGTTCCAGTTGTGTCTCTGGTCCCTTCCTTACGGATAGGTAATGAATCCACGACCTAATGGTTCCCGACATATAAAGCCGGGTAGGGCTATTCATGGGAAGGATCTTCCTTGCTGACTCCTTAGCGATACCCGCTGACAACATCTCCTGGTAGAGGTGCTCTAGGTCTTCAAAGGCACTTGATATGCGGCGATAGAACGCCTGTGTGGCTTCCCGAGAAAGGTCGTCGTGACTCGCTTGACGGTTGCTACTGTCTTGCCTACGAAGATGCGGTATCTCCAGACCACCTAACCCATCAACAGTAGACGCATACCGCTGGCTGAACTCTTGAAAGGAGAAGCTTCTATGTCGGAGTATCTGAGCAGAGATGTCCCTTGTTGTAGTTATCTCTACGCAAGCAGAAGCCATTTCAAATGGAGACCAATGCTTATGTTTAACAAGATAGCGAAGCAACTTTCCGGTTGTGTCTATCTTATCTTGTCCCTTAGGGTTACTGACTCTTGCACAGAACTCAATCTGTTGTTCTGCTTCTGGAGTGATCCAGATAAGCTTAACGTTTTTGGGGAAGGGTTGGTTGATGTCTAGGGACATAACTAGTTAGTAGTAATAGTAATGTAGGAAAAGTAGTTAGTAATAGTTCTTATTGATATTGCTTTCTATAACAGCTGTATCGTGATAGGTCGGTCAGTACTCTGATCTAACCTATCGTGATACATTCTACCTTTAAGGAACAATAAAGAAGAATATTAACTGTTATTGTTATTATTAATGAAGATCATTAACAATATAAGCTCCGCTACGCTCCGCATTATATCAATAATAGTTGTCAGTATTCCTTTGTCTTTTTTTCTTTTGGGCTAGTGGGACGCTCGCTTCGCTCGCTTAGTAAACACTGGGTTTCTGTTTGTCATAAAAAAGAGGGGGGTTTCCCCCCTTCCGTCTTTTCCATACCCGTCCCTTCTGGGTGAATTTTGACGGGATTGCGGGTTCTCTTTCCCGCTTAAGTGAGTGACTTCTGCCGTTTTTGGCTGAGAGTCGTTGGTATGACAAGGAGGTTAGCGTGTTCTACATCCAAGTAAAAATGGCACCTTCTTCTTGGGTGATGGGTTCGTCAAAGGTACTTCCCGCGACAAGGAGATCAGTAGCCAAAGTCGGAGCCGAAAGGAACCCCTCCACCATGTTAGACCACCTTTGACGGTTGGCTTGAATGTCTTGTTCCTTTGCGGAGATGGCTAGTACGTCTTGAAAGTATTTGACCCCCAGGGCTAGGGCGTCCACCCGGTCATCGTGCTTGACGGCACCCTTTTCCCGACACATGCGTGTCAGCTGGTACATCAACATGCGGGGAAGGCGTTCCTCGGGGGCCATCTCTGGGTTAGAGCGATAGTCCCAATCAATGAGTCGTTGGTCAATAATGAGGCGGTGTTGGTTAAGGACGGGTTCCAGGGTGTCGATGATGCGGTCTTCCTTACGGGTAGTAGCGCGTACCTCCTCAAAGTTCATGCCAACCTTCATTTCCTGGGCGTGTTTCTTCATCAGCTCCATCACAGCCCCGTCTCCAAAGTTAGACTCAATGAGACACATGGTTGCTCCGTACCTTCCGGCAAGGCGTAGAATCCCACAAAGGGTCTTGTCTGAGTATCCGTCTTGGGTAGCAAAGATGTCACGGATAAAGATAAAGCCATTGATCTGTGATAAGACCACAGCTACTGTTTCATCCTTTCCTCTACCCGACGGATCGACGGCCACAATAGTTTGCCCGTAGGGGACAAATTCCGAAACAGCCTGAGGCCGGTGCCATCTATCGCCAGGGAGAGCGACAGCAGGCATATCCAACAAAGTCTCTTTACTAGCAGACCACACCAAATCGGACGGGCCCCGCTGGAGATCGAGCGGCAACACATGAAAGTCAGAAATCTTAAGGGGAAACTTGAGGGCGTCAGAGAGGCTGGTATCCAGCATGAACTGGAGCATGAAGTTACTTCTGCTCATTGATTGTTCACGCTCAAGAAGGTTTAGTTCTGAGAAACGATCATCAGTGGGTTTCCAAGCCAACGCATCTAGGCCCTTGGTTTCAATGTCTGCTTGAAGTTGTGGAGCAAGAACATCTTCATACCCAATCAAGCTTTTTGGATACCTAGCGGGCCACACCATAGGGATGTAGTTACGCTCACGGAGAGTACGATAAATGGTGAAGGTCGTTTGAGGGGTTCCAAGAAAGAGGATACGACTGTCGGGCTTTGGTGTCAGAACTGACTCACCTTCCGTCACAAGTTGGAGCAGCTTCTCTCGTTGCATGTCGGTTGCTGAGTTAGCAGGCACCTCAACGTCATCAAAGATGATCAGGTCACCACGGCTACCCGTGATCTGTCCGGTGATACCTACAGACTTGACGGAGGGTGACTGTGCTGGGCGACACCCCGACACATCGAAGCTGATGCGACTCCACCGTTGGTCATCGCTTTGTGGTCGTAAGTGAGCAAGCCAATCAAACTCTAGGATGCACTTTTGCACGAACAAAGTGAAGTCATCAGCACGTTGCTTACTGGCCGATACAACAAGGATCTTTTTGTCAATGTCATTCCACAATGTCCATAACACAAAAGCAGCAGCAATCCAACTCTTACCAAGTCCCCGAAACGCTGCTACTTGGAGGCGCTTGGGACCGTGTTGGAGATACTCAGCGATGGCTAGTTGTGCTCTTGTTGGTCGTGGTAGGTCTAACGACTTCCATACAAGAGAAAGGAATAAAGGGAAGCTGGCCGCTAGACGGGCCTCTAAGGGGGCTTTAGATGTCATAAGGAGGAAAGATACCCACGAGGGGGGAGAGGGGCCAGCATGACGCTTGTAGACCCCTCCTGTGGTCAATTACTTCTTGGGTTTAGTTTTGGGTTTTTTCCCTATGGCTCGATCAATAGCGCGACCAACTGGCCGTAAGGCTACGCCTAGTTTTGTACCCATTGCGCGTCCAAGGTTACGCGCTAAGGGAGTAGTGGCATGTAACACAGCTCCTTGTATACCAACTCCTCTTGCCGAGGCTGGCCCCATCATGGTTCCACGGTTAAAAACAGCGTTGTTGGCATTAGGGCCTACTGGAAGTCTATTTCGAACGGCAGCTACCCTTTTTTGTAAATCCTTTACTCTGCCTAGCTGCTCTGACTTAGTAACACTTTTAATGTTATTAGCAGCAGGCTTAGGTGTGCGACCTTTGCTAACTTTATTTGCCATTGGTTTACGGGGCGTGACTATTTCATTTCAGTGGTGTACTTTTTACCGCGCCAGGTAAAGGTGCTAACCTTAGCCCGACGAGCATCCTTGAACGCATCATCAAAGGAGGCTGCGGTATTGGGGGTAGCTTCTTTAGAGCCGGTAGCTTTCTTGCGAGCAGCTAGAGATTGACGGGCCTTACGTTCTTGAGCATCGAGCCCTTGTTGTTGGAGACGCTTAGGCATAGCGGGGCCTTGTGCTCCACCTGCGCTGAGAGTGCCCTTGGCGGTAGGACGAGGGGCCACCGACTCAGCAATTGCTTGACGGGCCAGACCAGCAGGTCCAGTAAGAACTGAAGCGGCTTTACCAACTTGACCACGAAGATCCTTTTGAACCTTTGCGATGTTCTCTCGCCGTAGTTGAGCAGCCCTGACGGCAGCTTGGCCTTGTGCCTGTGCTTGTTGCCTAGGAGCAGCAGCAGCAGCAGGGCCGGGCCTTACGTTACCAAGGGAGGCACGAGTTGGCGTACCAGTCCTTCCTGCCAAAGGAGGACGACTAGTTCTAAACGCGGGCTTTGGAGCCTTTTGTCCATCAGCTTTTGCAATAGCAGCCTTCTTATTGCCAGCACCACCAAAGAGGTTCTTACCGCCACCACCACCAACAGTCTGAGATTTGGTTTTAGACCCACCTTTGGAGGGGTTTTGGAACCGGGTATTTGGCTTAGGCTTACTCATGGTCGTACCGCCTTGGGTACGCACACGATTGGTCGTAGTGCTTTGTGGCTTAGACCCCTTAGGGCCAGTCAGTACTCTATTGACTTGATTAGCCTTTTGTTGTAGCTTAGTAGGCTTTACGGGTTTCTTAGGTGCCATGACAATCAACCCTGAGTAATGGTAGCAACAGGCAGAGCAAAGGCCGTACCAGCACCAATAAGGGCACAGGACAGAACATCACCCACGAGATAGAACTGACCACCACGCACAAGCGCAGAAGCCGTCACAGCACCACCAGACACCGTAAGGGTGGCAGTAGCGCCAGTACCAGTACCACCAGACAAAGCAATATTGGTATAGGTGCCGTTGGTGTAGCCGGACCCATTAACTCGGGTGCCGAAGGAAGCAATACAACCTGTCTCAGCACGGGTAGCAAGGCCCGTTACCTTAGCGGTAGGAAGGGTAGAAGGATTGGTCCGTGCCCGACGAACGGTGTTGATAGCGGTTTCAGCAGCATTTACCGTGGCGTTAAGAGCAACCGTAGTGGCAGCAGCACCGTAAGAGGCAGCAACAGTGGTGGTGGTGGTCACGCCATCCGACACGTTAGTTGTGGTATGAACCTTATTGGTTTGTTGGTTCTCATCACGCTTACCAGGAGCGTTAGAAATGGAACCGTAAGTGGTTCCGTCAGAAAAAGTAGGCATTTGCTTTACTTAATAATTTTTAAGTTAACGTTAGCTTGTAGTCCAGGCAAGGACTTTTGAGAAATTTGACTGGTCAAAAGATTCTTGAGCAGTCCACCAAGATAACCAATGGTTTGAACCTTTTGATTGATTACACTTGATACAGGCGGGCACAACGTTAGACGTAGTATCGTGCCCACCACGGGCTTTTGGAATGACATGATCCAAAGTTAGATTATGATCTGATCCACAATAGGCACACTGGTTGTTCCAATGTTCCTTAATTGCGGATCGCCAAAGTCTCTTAGCTTCTGAGGATGTCATGGCCTTAAGGTTAAAGAGATAGTCGGAAGGGGCTTCCAGAATCATTGGGCTAATGAATCCGAGTGGTTTACTTCTTCTTTTTAGGGAATCCAGCTTTCATGTTAGCATAAGCCTTTGGGGTAACCGTAGACTTACTCTTGGGCCGACTCTTGCCCGCTGCCTTCCGGGCATTCATGTTGGCGTAGAGGCCAGGTGGCTTAGCGTTTCCTTTGTTCATTTCTTTTTGGGTTTCCCACCCGCTCCGTTTCTTGCTCTGTTTTTTGAGGGCGATTCCTTAACTAGACGGCCACTCTTGGTGTGAGAAAGATCATCACCACCCTTACCCATCATGCCACGTTTACGGCGGGCATCAGCAAGGTCAGCGCGATACTTTTTATCAGTTGGAGATTTATTCTCCTTTGTATCATAAGCTAGTTTCTTTGCATACGCTTCGGGGTTACTCCGATAATACGCAGCACTACGCTTAGGGGTTGTTGTTTTTCTGGGCGCCATTGTTTTGTTCCTTAAAGAAGATTTCATTTTCAAGGCGCTCAATCCTTGTGTTAGAGGCACTTACCCGTTCGACAAGCACCTCAACTGATTTAGCAATGTTATGAAGAGTGATCAGGTGCCAACTAAAAAGTGCTAGGAAAGCAGTTGCTGCTAAATTTCTAAGCATTGTTGACATATCTTCTTCATTATCTGATGGCCCGTTCGACATCCTCTAGCTCCAATTCAAGACTACTAAACAAGGTGGCAAGTGGAGAACCAAGCACAGGAACACCTGTGATGTTATTTTTGGCAAGCCAATCAGCGGCGGCTTTAATGTCCTGCGTGGTGGCGGTTCCTGATTTAATTCGATCAATCAGTTCGTTTGTGACAAGGCCGTGAAGCTCGTTAAACTGTTCTTCGTTAGCTCGTGCCATTAGGAAAATACTCGGTAAGGGTTAGCAGGCTCCACCACATACTCCTCCCACCCATCCGGCAGTTCACCGACGTAGTTGACGTGCCAGCCGTCCAGCAACGTGGGCGGGGTGATCACTTCACCCTCGTCGTCGTATTCACCACCGATGGAGATGAGGCCCACCACATCCAGCGCATGGGTGTGGCTGGCAGTGAGG